GCGGATTGCAGTCTGCAACATGAAAGCGGTGAGGGATATGAAAGATGATGCGCTGAAATGGATATGTGAACAATCTGCCGCAATAAGCAATCACCCTGACGTATTTTCCTGTACATGGATAGCGAATGGAATACGCGAAAGTGTTTATAAGGTTAGAAATTACATGAAAGAACTTGAAACTGATGGATATGTAAAAAAAGATCATGAGGGTGGTATTGACGATTGGGCAGGGAAGATTTATTGCATCCACGGATATTCTCTTACGGAAAAAGGATGTGAACATAAATACTACAAGGACGCATACGACAAAGAAGTTAAATGGTGGGATAAACATATACGGGAAAGCGTGGGAGAACATGAACAGAGAGATGATTAAGTTCAGGGCAAAAAGAAAAGATACCGGAGAGTTTATTTACGGATGGTACGTTGAATGTCCATTTGGAAGATGGCCTGTTACTCCGGCAATAATTGATTCAAAACTTGCAAGAGCCGGACATTACGAACCTGTTGAAATTGATCCGGAAACTTTAGGTCAGTACACCGGCCTTCACGACAAGAACGGGAAAGAGATCTATGAAGGAGATGTTTGTAAATCTCTATTGAATGGAATAGTGCAGCTCATAGAAGTATATTGGGATGATTATTTTATTAGATTCAGAATGAAGAATGGAAATGGAACGGCAGATCTTTTTTGCTACCGAGACGAAGTAATCATCATTTGCGGAAACATCTATGAGAATCCCGAACTGTTGGAGGGAGAACATGAGACCGATTGATGCAGATAAAGCAAAAGAAACATTCATTCAAGTTCTGGAAGAAATAAAAAAACGTCCTCGAATGAGTAGGGATGAAATACATATCATTGCTGCGTGCGATACCATATGCGAGATCCTGGATGACGAGCCGACAGTAGACAGAGTAGTGCGTTGCAAGGAGTGCTTCTTTTCAAAAGTGGATGACAAGAGAGAACCAAAATATAAATGCATGAATATTTGTCGAGATGGATGTACACAACTTGTTGGAAGCGATGATTATTGCAGTTACGGATTGCTAAAAAGTGATATGGATAAGAATACGGAGGAATAACATGAGCATTAAGTGCGATACATGCCCTAGATGCAAGGATGTATATCCCGGAGAACTTGATAGAGACGGATTCCATTTCTGCATCTGTGGAATGAGCGGAAACATAGTGTATCAGATACCTCATAAGATCAAGAGAGCTTCTGGGCACGGATGGATACACTTCGGTATCGGAAGCTGCGGACTGTACAAATCCGTTGAAGATGCTCTCAATCATATGACAGAACCAGAAGTAAGGCGATGGAGGGAAAAGCATGGCAAATGTACCTAGACAGTTTACTCTTCCAAATGGAAAACATGGTCATTGGATTCAAGGAAGATGCAGGACATACATGACTCGTAATAATGTGCAGGAATGGAACTGCTCCGTATGCGGAATTGCAAGCGACTACAAATCCGAAATATGTCCTGTCTGTGGAACGATTATGGACGAGAAAGTTGAGGAAAATCATGGGTGACTTCTCGAACTACGGTTGGAAGAATGCAAAAGAAGAAACTCCTGACGATACTAGAATCGTACGTATACGAAGCGAAGAAACGGTTATGGCATTAGGATTCCATTGCAGAAATGCGTTTTACGGATGGTATGTTCTGGTCGATGGAGGATCGTTAAAACTCGATGAAGATGCCGTGGAATTCTGGAAGGAGATTTAACATAGTGAAAAAGTACATTGATCAGGAAAAAGTCATAAATGACATACGAACACAGACGGTTGTTATCCCGAAGGAATGTCATATAAGCCCGGATCTGTTTTTGGGAATGACCATGCGATGCGATCAAATTATAGATCTCATTGAAAGAGAGGAATCGCAGGATGAAGAGCCGATAGTCAGATGCGGAGAAGGATGCAGCCATTATAAACGCCACCTAAATGAAAACGGTGGAATCGACTGCCTGTATAGCGGAATGAAGGATATCGTGATTGGATTCAGCTTTTGCAGCATGGGGCAGCATAAGGAAACAGAAAAGCTTGTCACGATGCCGAATTTAAGCATAGAAAAGATGAATGAGTTATATGACAGTACGATAAATTCTATAGCCAGTGCTATGGGACAGAACCTTGATGATACGATGAAAGAGATCCTTATAGACAATGGAATAAATCCGGATGATCCAGAAGATATAAGAAAACATGTATTGTTTATGACCAGAAAGCCGCCATATGAAGGAGATGGAAAGACTATCTGCATTGACGGGGTTCCGGTTGGGGACATTATCTATGAAACCGCTTATGACGTTGAAAAAAATCGGTGCATATTAGTTATGAGGTATGTACCGGCCAAGGAGAAAACGGAACATGACGAAGAATAAATATTGGATTTATCTGGAGCAGCTGCGAAGATCTGGAGAGACAAACATGTACGGAGCATCCCCATATCTTCAGAGAGAATTCGGATTATCGAAAAAACAAGCCATCAGCATTTTGGTAGAGTGGATGAACAACTATCGAAGAGAGGACTATGAAAATGAGGATTGAATACGGAGGCCTGGTGTTTATCCAGAACACAACGAGAAATGCCATGCTCTGCAGCCACTCCGGAGACATTGTGGATTTGATACCGACGAACCGGATGATGACTGCTGACGAGGCCAGGGCCGAAATCAAGAGATTCAATGATTCTGTAGGAGGAAAGGAATGACCGATGAGAAGATCTGCAATACTTGCGCATGGTCCGGTGGTGCCGGGGAGCCAGGAAAAGTTCGATGTATCAATGGAAAACTGCATGAGTCAAATGATTCCTGTCCACAATGGGACTACCGTTATACCAGGCCGCATCCGGTTCCGATGGCCGAACTGATAAAGAGGGAAAGGCTAACAGGAGCCAGCGCCCTGGAGATTGTCAATAGAATCATGATGTGCGACATCATGAAGAGCAAAACGGACGGGAGCTGCCACAATGACAAGAAACTATGTGATGAATGCCGACATTTTACGGGAGGGATGGAAGGCGTCATCACTGGAGAAGAGGATTTGGAAGCTATGCGTAGGCTTGAGGAGGACGCTATGCGCGAAGCGGAGAAAATCCGAAAACGAATGATAAAGGGGAAGAAGGAATGAAGGAACAGCAGCATTGCAGTGACTGCGGGAATCAAGAATCAAAACAGATTTGCGAAGAATGTCAGCTGACAGAGGACGGGCAGCTGACGGGATTCGAGGAGAAGAGAACGGAGTTCGTACAAGCGACAAGTCATTCGGGATATTGGAGGTTAAGGAAATGACAGCAGACATCAGCAAGTACCAGGAGCACAGAGAGAAACTGGCGAAGGCAATGGTATTCATATGCGACCAAGCGGGGATTGACAGCGAGGATTATAAGAAATTGCAGATGGAATCCCTATATCATCATGGGATATGGGTTAGGCATATCGATTACAGCGGAGTCGTGATCGGTAAGATCTTCGAGTTCAAGAACACGACGATGATCAAAGCCAAGGCCGTCGACGGGACAGAGCGATTGTTTGCGTAGGAGGGACTATGGTCAAGCATTTTTGCGACAGATGCGGAAAAGAGATAACGAAACGAATCAAGGCAATCGGATTCCAGGAGAATATATCCGAGTCGCCTACATACCACGAATTGTGTGATGACTGTTACAGCGCCGTTCTTACGTTCGTTACGGTAAAGGAGGCAAAGATCTGTTTAGATGTTCCAGAAACGGGACAGGAGAAAACGCCGGAAAAGGAATGTACGGAACGCTACAAGGCCGCTGTAGTACAGGAAATGCTGAAAGAAAAATATGAGACAGAGGAGCTGTCGAAAGCGAAAAATGAACGAATCGAAAGCGAGGCAAATGAGCGAATCCGGAAATTGGTCGATCAGAAGGGCGAACCTGATGACGGAAAGGAAAAGCTGAAGAAGGAACTAGGAATCGTTTCTCCTTCGAATCCCGGAATTGTGAAGGAAGGGAAACATCGCGGACGGAAATGTACCACTGACCATGAGATGGTTCGCCAATACTGGGAGAATTCGACATGGTCGGCGGCCTCGGTTGCCACACGCATGGGGATACCGGAAAGCACGGTAGGAAAGGATTTCGGAATCTTGAAGAAAGCCGGAGCCATACGAAAAGAAAGGCCGAAGGATGTCTTGAAAGACTGGTGCCCACATTGCCGGTACCGAGGAATGACGGATCTGCATACTACATGCGACTATATCCTGATCACAGGACACAGACGCCCGGGTCCGAATCTGGTAAGCGACTGCATCGTATATGATCCAGGTGAGAAGATACGGACAGCGGAGGCGCTCAAATGAAATGTGCAAAGTGCGGTCGTGAATTGACAGATCCGGAAAGCATCGCAAGAGGGTACGGCCCTGTCTGCGCAGGGCAGGAAGAGGACGACGACAATCTTCCGGGACAGATGACGATTGAAGAGTATTTAAAGGGGGTTGACGATGGAACAGATGGACATTAAGCAGCTTTTGCAGACCGTGGCACAGAAGGCAGCCGAAACGGGAGCGGATGCCGCCATGAAGCACCTGGAAGCGGAAAGACGGAAGAAGGCGCAGCTGAAGGCGGACAGGAGGCTCAATAACTGCGAAGTGCTTCTGAAGAACTATCGAAACCTCAAGAAAGCGGCCGAGAATGCGGTATTCGATGCGGAATCGGCGCAGGACGGGATTCGCCGGATGGACGAGGACATCCTTGAGACGGAAGACATCCGGTGGCTCATGAATGAATGGGGGACCGATCGGGAACTGACAGTCAATGCCATCATGGACAAGACCTACCGTACAATCCTCATGGTGCGGCATATCGATACCATGGTGGATGCCTTCCGTCAAGACTGTCTGAACATGGGAACGGCATCCGGAGAAAGACGGATCGGGATTCTGGAGGATCTGTACCTGAATCCGCTGAAGGAAGGGGAGGATATTCCGACGCAGAAACAGCTTTCAGAAAAGTATTCTGTAGCAGAATCCATGATCACACAGGACAAGAAATATGACATCGAGCAGCTGTCGGTCCTCATCTTCGGAATGGACGGAGTGTACCTTCCGAGCGTTTAAAGAAGTAACATTCAAAGCACGGTTTAACGATACTGAATCGTACTGAATTCCTTGTAAATCCAAACAGGTTTGATATGATAAATTCAGCAAAATCTTGAAATGGGCGCGTCCGTGTTCGGGCGCGCCTTTTCTGTCTCCTTCAACCATTAAAAATTGAAGGAGGTAAGGAATGAGCAGTGGTTTACTATGGATGATCATTTACGGAATTCTGATGATTGTCGCAACACTATTCTTCACAAGACGCTCAAAGGGAGAGGATTTCCATGTCGGAAACCGGGACATGGGTGCGGTATCCTCGGCCATGAGCATCGCGGCGACCTGGATCTGGGCGCCGGCACTATTCACGAGTTCGCAACAGGCGTATACGAACGGGATTGCAGGCCTGTTCTGGTTCGTCGTTCCGAACGTACTGTGTCTTTTGGTATTCATTCCATTCGCGAAGCGGATCCGGATCGAGATGCCGGAAGGGATTACTCTTTCCGGATACATGGGAGAGAAATACAAGAGCAAAGGCGTACAGAGGACGTATCTTTTCCAGCTGACGGCATTGACTTTCCTATCCACGACCGTGCAGCTGCTTGCCGGCGGGAAGATCATGAGCGTGCTGACGGGCGTCCCATTCATCTGGATGGTCGTGGCTCTGGCCGGAATCACGTTCGCCTATTCGCAGTTCTCGGGCATCAAGGCATCCGTCCTGACGGATGTGCTGCAAATGCTCCTGATGCTGGCGGCCTGCGCGATCTTCGTGCCGTGGGCGCTGAAAGGAGACGGGATTGGGAATCTCATCGCAGGACTTGGAGGAATTGACGGATCTCATCGATCAATACTTGACCCGGGCGTATTCTTCGCTTTCGGACTTAGTACAGCGATTGGGCTCATTTCTGGGCCGTTTGGTGACCAGTGTTTTTGGCAGCGTGCTTTCTCGATTAAGAAAGATCGCATCGGCCGTGCTTTCGGCCTGGGCGCGCTGTTCTTCGCCATCGTACCGGTATCCATGGGAATCCTCGGCTTCATCGCCGCCGGTTCCGGATTCTCTGCGAAGGATACGGGAATCGTCAACCTTGAACTCGTCACGAGCCTCTTTCCGAAATGGGCGACGATTCCTTTTATGCTCATGCTGATTTCCGGATTGATGTCCACGCTGGACAGCAACCTGTGTGCGATTGCCTCGCTTACGACAGACATCACGCATGACCACAATAACCTGAAAATACCCATCCTGTCGATGGCCGTCCTTCTTCTGGCATCGATCGGGTTTGCCAATGTTCCGGGCCTTACCGTGACCGGCATGTTCATGGTCTACGGGACGCTTCGAAGCAGCACGCTCCTTCCAACGGTATTCACCCTGAAGGGAGTGAAGCTGAAAGCCAAAGGCGTCATGATCGGCGTCATCGCGGCGTTGTGTCTGGGGCTTCCTGTATTCATCTACGGGACGGTTAACGGCCTGTCCCTATATAAAACTATAGGCTGCCTGATGACGGTCCTTATTTCGGGGATTTTGGCGCTTCTTCTTTCGAAGGGAGGTGCCGAAGTTGCTAGGGCGTAAACAGAAAATCAGCAATCAGGACTGGATCGATGCGATGGAGCATATCGAAGATCTGGTGAAGAAGGAAGAACTCGACGAGCTGACGAAGCAGACAATCGAGGATATCCGTGAAAAGACCGATGGTAAAAAGGTGGCTTACGGATGGAGCGCCGGAAAGGATTCCCTTGTACTCGGAGACATCTGCGAGCAGGCCGGAATCCATAACTGCATCCTAGCAGTCACAAACCTGGAATATCCGGCATTTGACGCCTGGATCAAGGAGAACAGCCCGAAAGGCCTGACAGTCATCAACACCGGACAGGATCTGGAGTGGCTCTCGAAGCACATGGAGATGCTGTTCCCGGACGATTCACAGAAGGCTGCGCAATGGTTCCACATCGTGCAGCACAGGGCACAGGCGAAGTATTACAAGGACAATAAGCTTGATATGCTCCTTCTTGGCCGGCGCCGCGCCGATGGGAATTATGTCGGAAAAGGCGGAAACATCTACACGAATTCGCAGGGAATCACGCGATTCTCCCCGCTTTCGGAATGGCCGCATGAAATGATTCTGGCCTATATCCATTACCACAAGCTTCCGATGCCCCCGATCTACGGATGGAAGAACGGATACACCTGCGGTACCCATCCATGGCCGGCACGGCAGTGGACAGCGGGAAACGGATGGAAGGAAATTGCGGAAATCGATCCAAAGCTTGCCAAGGAAGCAAAGAAGACACTGAAAATCAAATAACCGCTTGCAGGCGGCACGTCTGCCCCCTCCGGAAACGGAGGAGAAATGGAACAGAAGATCGTCAAGATCTCCGAGCTGAAGAAGCCGGAAAAGAACGTAAGAATCCACAATGAGAACCAACTGAAGCAGTTCGAGAAGTCAGTCGAGATGTTCGGGCAGATACGGCCCATCGTCATCGACGAGAACAATGTCATCCTTGCCGGCAACGGCCTTTATGAGACGCTGGTACGGATGGGGAAGACGGACTGCGAGGTTTACCAATATACCGGATTAACCGACCATCAGAAGAAAAAGCTGATGATTGCCGACAACAAGATTTTCAGTCTCGGAATCGAGAACATGGAAACGCTGAATTCTTTTCTGGAAGACCTCGGCGAAGACCTTGAGATACCGGGATATGACGAAGACGTCCTGCGTCAGATGATGGCCGATGCCAGTGAGACGACGCAGACCCTTTCCGATTACGGAACCGTGGACGAACCGACGAAGCATGAGATTCAGCAGGTACAAGTCGTCCGGCCGGATCCGGAACAGCAGGCGGCAGCGCCGCAGGCAGAAGAGAGCAGGGAACAGGAGCCCGCCGGGGCTTCTTTCGTGATCTGCCCGAACTGCGGCGAGAAGATATGGCTGTAAAGCGGAACTTTTCGACGGTGGACGTCGTGACGATGGCAAAACAGCGGATCGTCAACGTCTTCCGGAACGGACTTCCGGTCTATATGTCTTTTTCCGGCGGAAAGGACAGCCTCTGCATGGCACAGCTGATTGCGAGCCTTGCAGCGGAAGGAAAGATCGACCCCTCGCAGATGGTCGTGCAGTTCATTGACGAGGAAGCCATTTTCCCCTGCATCGAGGAGACCGTGAAGGATTGGAGAAAGAGGTTTATCCTGATGGGCGCCCGGTTCGAGTGGTACGCCCTGGAGGTCAAGCACTTCAACTGCTTCAACTCACTGATCAACGACGAGTCATTCATCTGCTGGGACCATAACAAGCAAGACGTTTGGGTTCGGAACCCTCCCGGATTCGCAATCCGAAGCCACCCACTCTTGCGGCCTCGGATTGACGCCTATCAGGATTTCCTGCCCAGGACAACAGCGGATGGCATCTGTATTACGGGAATCCGCATGGCAGAATCCATCCAGCGGCTCGATAACATCGCCCGGATGAACCGTGCCGGGAACAGCATGACGGGAAAGCATCAGATCTTCCCGATCTACGACTGGACGAATAACGACGTATGGCTTTACCTCATGAACGAGCATGTCCAGATACCGGAGATCTACCTTTTCCTGTGGCAGGCCGGTACCAACAAGAACCAGCTGCGCGTTTCGCAGTTTTTCTCGGTGGACACCGCAAGGTCGCTCGTCAAGATGAACGAATATTATCCGGACCTGATGGACCGGGTAATCCGAAGGGAACCGAACGCCTATCTGGCAGCTCTCTACTGGGATTCCGAAATGTTCGGAAGATCTTCGAAGACAAGGAAGGAGCTGGAGAGCGAGCAAAAGGATTACAAGGCGCTTCTGGTCAAAACATTCGCCAATGGTGGAAAACTATTCCAGACGAAACATGCGCAGAAAATCGCGCAGAAATACCGCAATTTCTTTATTTCGGTGAGCAGCTTCGCCGATAACAAGGATTACAAAATCATCTATGAAGGCCTGATAGCCGGAGACCCGAAGATGCGCACCTTCCGTGCGCTGTATCAGAGGATCTACGGACGCTACATCACAGAGGCAAAGGAGGCCATGAATGGATGAGAAGATAAAGGCTCCGTCGACCACGCTGCAGTGGGTCGACCGGAATAAGCTGAAACCAAACGATTACAACCCAAACAAGGTTTCCAAACAGAACCTTGAACTTCTGAAACAGTCTATCCTGACGAACGGATGGACGCTTCCGATCGTGTGCCGGCCGGATTATACCATCATCGATGGATTCCATCGGTGGCTCGTGTCCGGTCAGGAGCCGCTCCGCACCAAGCTGGATGGCAAGGTACTGATCGTGATCGTGGAGCACAAGGACCATTCCGAGGACATCTACGGTACCGTGACGCATAACCGGGCCAGAGGCGAGCACCTGCTTGAGCCGATGAAGAAGATCGTGCAGGAGCTGATGACCGAAGGGAAGACCGTCCCGGAGATTTCCAAGCAGCTGGGGATGCGGCCGGAAGAGATCTTCCGTCTGTCCAGTTTCAACCGCGAGGATTTCCTCAAGATGATGGTCGGGGAAAAGACCGAGTATTCCAAGGCCCAGTTCGTCACGAAGATATGAACCTTCTCCCGAAGGGGCGATTTTCCAGTTCCAAAGCCGGGTAAGGAATGCCCGGCCGTGAATGGGTAGTGTAAAGGGAGCACGCGTGGCCTAAAAAACTGCAAGGTAGTCCTGGTTCGAATCCGGGCCCATTCCGTCGATACATCCTATGGCTCATAAGCACGGACGAGTTAGCTCTGTATCGACAGGCGTCCGCGCAAAGAATACGCCGGTACCCCATTATGAGGAGAGCCGGAAAAATCGACTCCTAAGTGCAGGCAAGGTTTGGGCATCCCCCTGTCACCCTGCACCTTTGTTGTGCATAAGCGCCGTGAAACCCGGCGATTAGAATACACCATTTCATCTCCTTCCTGTGACAATAGCTTCACGACAATGCTTCACACGCCGGTCCCTTATGCAGCCGGCGTCAATTTGGTGCCTGGCGGGATTCATGCCCCGCTTTGCATAACCTTACTGGACATGCGGTGAGTCCGAGGCCTGACATCCGCCCTGTAGCCGCTCTGCGGAGTGTACTGCTACACCTAAAGCAGCATGCTTCGCAGATTACTTCCTCGAGGGGGTTCGAATATGTTTCGGATCATCGTCATTGCGACGGCTTTCTGCATTATCGCCTTTGCCGTTTTCGTCTTCATCTGGGAAATGCGCGAATGACGGGTTGCGGCGGCCGGCACACGACGGGGCAGAGTTTTCAGCCTCGGAACACAACACGGAAAATTTCAAGAAAGGTGAGTGAATATGCCTCGAAGCGCAAATCCGCTCGAGGGCACGGCACGGAAGATGTACGAAGAGGGGAAAACCCTCGTCGATATCGCCGCCGCGCTGAAGGTTCCGCAGGGAACGGTTCGCCGATGGAAGTGTAACCACGAATGGGATTCCGGTAAAAAAAAACAATCCGAACGTTCGCATACAAAAACGAACGCGAAAAAAGCGAACGGGAAGAAGCGCGGGGTGCCCAAGGGCACGGTAAACAATCCCTTTGGATTACCGAAGCCTTTTCAGAAAGGGAACAAAGCCTCACAGAAACATGGGGGATACGACGGTGTCCGCGCTGTTTCGGAGTTCCGTTCGTTCATGGCCGGCGTCTTTTCAGACCGGGAGCTCGACCATATCGAAGCGGAGGTTGACGAAGAGCAGGCACTCATGCAGACGATCGGGATGCTCGACGTCGTGATCGCGAACATGAAGATAAAGATCGACGACCTGAAGGAAAAAAAACTGGTCGTCGACGCCATTCGTATCGATGAGGAAACAAGGAAGTTCGAATCGCCGGAGGAAGAGAAGGAATACAAAGACCGCATCCGCCTCAAGATTGCTGCCGGCGAACGATTGCCCGGTACCAGAAGCGGGAAGATGACGTTCACGGCTAATCCGAACGAAATCATTACCCGGATGACACAGCAGCTGAATACGAGCATCAATGCCCGTATCAAGGCGGCCAATGCGCTGGATGCCCTGCACGCCAAGAGACTGGACTATGAACTGAAGATGGCAGAACTCAAGGCCAAGACACCGGACATTCCGATTGACAACGACGGCACGCAGATTGAATCCTTGCTGTCCGCTCTGGACGGCGCCGCGGAAGAGTGGAAGACATGACCGAAGCGCCGAAGTATTCACAGCTTCACAAGATGCTGTCGCAGATCGTCGATTGGCAGGAGACGATGCGCAACGCCATGCTTCTGAAGAAGAAGTATGAGAACGGCTTCGTATTCGACCCATTTTCCGGGAAGCAGAAGCAGGTCCTGTCATGGTGGCGCCCTACATCCGGCGTGTCGGAAGCGGACGGCATCATCGCCGACGGCTCTATCCGTTCAGGAAAGACCTTGAGCATGTCACTCGGATTCATCATCTGGGCGATGACCACATTCAACGCGCAGAACTTCGCCATGTGCGGCAAGACGATCGGATCCTTCCGACGCAACGTGCTGTTCTGGCTGAAGCTGATGTGCAAGACGATAGGATATTCCGTATCCGAGCACCGTTCCGATAATCTTGTCATCATCCGGAACGGCAGCCGGGAGAACTACTTCTATCTGTTCGGCGGCAAGGACGAGAGATCGCAGGACTTGATCCAGGGCATCACACTGGCCGGTGTCCTGTTCGACGAGGTCGCCCTCATGCCGGAGAGCTTCGTCAACCAGGCAACCGCACGCTGCTCGGTGGACGGTTCCAAATACTGGTTCAACTGCAATCCGGACGGGCCGTTCCACTGGTTCTATGTAAACTGGATCAAGAAGGCAGCTGAACGAAACCTGCTGTACCTTCACTTCACGATGGACGACAACCTGTCGCTGTCCGAGAAGAAGAAGGAGCAATACAAGAGCCAGTACTTCGGGGTCTTCTTCGAGCGCTATATCCTCGGACTGTGGAAGCTGGCCGAAGGCCTGGTCTATCCGCAGTTCAACGACGAAATGATTATCGACGCCGTTCCGACCGAGGCGATTGACTACGGGCGCTGGTTCGTGTCCATCGACTACGGCACTTCACATCCCTTCTCCTGTGGCCTGTGGTGCGTTTACGGGAAGGTGGCATACCGGGTCCGGGAATACTATTACGATTTCCATGAGCACAACGACATCCAAAGGACAGACGAGGAGCATTACGCCGACGTCGAGAAGCTGTGCAACGGCATCCCGGTCGACTGCATCATCATCGACCCGTCGGCCGCCTCATTCAAGGCAACGGTCAAGAGGCACGGGAAGTACCGGACGCATGATGCGGACAACGACGTCATAGACGGGATCCGCGTCGTCAGCTCCATGCTGGTGCTCGGGATGATGAAGATATGCCGGTGCTGCACGCACTGCATCATGGAATTCTCGGTCTATTCGTGGAACCCGAAACGGACAGATGCCGAGATTGTCATAAAGGAGCATGACCATGCAATGGATGATACAAGGTATTTCGCAT